CTTACAGAAGATGGGGCATATTTTCGGTTTAACTGCTCTATGGGGTCATCTGGCATGGCTATTTCTTCTTGGCTTTGGATTTTGCGGCCTTCTCGGCGAGCTTTTTCTTTGCAGCCTTCTCAAGCTCTTTTGCATGTCCAAGTATAGCCTGAGCGTTCTTGCGCGTAATATCTCCCACAAGAACATTGGAAAGATTGATCTGCCCAGGAGAAGATAACTCAATGGGCAACTTCTTGGCATCGCTATATGGAAGCGTGCTTTCCGAACCAGAAATGGTGGACTCGCTTGGCCTCTTTGCCATAGCCTTAGAAGCATTGCGACGCTGAGCCTGGAGCATCTTTTGTTCAGCCGCCGCCTTGAACCCTTCCAACTCGGCTATCTGCGCGGCCCTCTCTGGCCCCATAAATGGCAACGATGGAGGTGCTTGTGCAGACGAGGTGCTTGCAATTTGGCGTGATGGGGATTGAATTTCTGCCCTTGTTCTTGCAGCGGCTATGACTTCTGGAGACTCGCGCAAACTCGATGACATCCCAGCCATAGCGTCTGTTGGGAGGAGTGGAATGTTTGGGTTAATGGTTCTATCAATCGTCTCTCTTGTCCCGGCAAGAGCCGTCTCAGGATTCTCTTGTATGCGTGTTGGTTGAACGGGTGGAGCAGGAAGCATCCGGTCTTCCCCGAGAGGCTTAATCCCAAGCATCTGATCCTGAGCAAGTTTCTGCCTCTGCAACATCTCCTGATAGTCTTTGTTGAACAGGGGGCTTGTCTTGGCAAGGTTCTCCGCTTCAGCCCTGACCTCCGGCAACTCCTTGAACCTCTCAACAAGTTCCATCTTTGACTTGGGTATTTTAGATCCCCACGCCCTAAGCTGACTCACCGCTGCTGGCGCATACTCTGCCGCCAAGTCTCCGGCAAGAAATAACGCGGCCGTTGTCCCTATCTTGGCTACGTCCATCTCATCGTCAAAGGCAAGTTGCTTCACCGTTTCAAGACCAGCGCCAGCAGTCGCGCCACTCAGGGCAGTTGCAGCAACATTTCCCACAATCGGCGCGGCGGCTCGTGTCAATGAGCCCGTCGCCCATCCAACAGGTCCAGCTATAGGACTTAGGGCTGCTCCAAGCACAGTCCCCACTGCTCTCGACGGGGATGTCTCACCAATGAACGGGAGGTTCACCGTTCCAGGCGTAGACCTTTTTGGCACATCCATCATGCCCCATGTTGCTCCGCTTGCAACTCCCTCAGCCATAGCATCGGATTCCACGTCTATGGCTCTACCTATCTTTCCGAGAGTGCTCCTAAATGCTTGCGGAAATGATTGGGGTGAATCGGAAAGGTCTTCATCCGTAAACCCCTTTGACTTAGCATAAGCCAAAAGAGTATCCTTCTGGTCTGGATACTTGAGGATTGTATCTTTTAGTTTCTTGACTTGTTCTTGTGTTGGCATGTCAGAACCCTAGTTCACCAATGGCCTGCTGTTTGCGAGTCGTGTCTAAAACCTCGCCCTTGCCTCCAAACGGCAACCTTTTTAAGACGGCTGCTTTCTCAGATGGAGAAAGATCCGCTTGGTCCAGCTTTGCTTTGCGCTCACTCTCTGGATATTTGAGCAAAGCGTTAACATACTCCGAAATCTTTGCCTCATCCACTCCGGCGTCAGCGCTACTCCTACCCGCCCCGAGGCTCCTTGCCAGGGCATCCAGTTCCTCTTGAGTTCGAGGAATAGACCCTCCAGTCTTTTCATCTTTCTTCGGGTTCCTATAATCCCACTCAAGGGCTTTCTCCCTAAGCCGATCATCCCTCAGCGCATCAAACTGCGCCCTGGTAGCCGCAGGCTTGACGAGGATAAATGTGTCCCAATCGTTTAGCTCAACGGCGTGCTTCAACATGTCTTGCGTTTTCTGCGCCGCTATGACATTCCGCTGCTCCTTAGCGCCCTCGGCAGTGAGCCTATTGATCTCAAGCTGTTGTGTTCGAGTCTCTTTGTCGAAGTCTTCCTTGCTGACTTCTCTCTCAAGTTTAGTTGATAGTCCAGTCTTGTTGCTTTCTGCTCTGGAAATAAGTCCAGCCTGAGTCTTGCCCGATAGCCACTCATTGCCCTGGATTCTGACCTTGATCCCATCAAGGGCATCAGGAGTCTTTGCCGCCTCAATTTCACCAACGGCCTTCTTTTCTTCCTCATCCTCGATAGATGCCTTGATCTGTGCCGCTTCCTCTGGCGTTACATCGGTCGGTATAACCCGCGTCTTGACTGCATTCCTTATCTTGGCCTCATGGAGACGGTCCTGCCGATCCGTGTCCATGTTTTCCGCAGTCGTCTTGCGAGACGCTGCTTCAGTCCCCTTGATGCCAAGTTCGCGGTCGGTCTGTTCCTTTTTGCGCCGGATTGCCTGCCCTTCCAGTGTGCCCTTAGCCATCCCCCCAACGCCAGATAAACCCATCTTGAGGGCGTTCATAGCCCCACCACCGGCTATTGCAGCAGCACCAGCACCAAGAGCCGGAGCTAAGATAGACATCCAGTTGATACTTCCATCAGCGTTTCTCGCGATGCCATTATGCGGCGTGGTCATTTCGGTGGATTCTTCCGCCCTACTCGACCTGGTAGAATCCTGCGCAAGCGAATCGACCGACGAGGTTATGTCAGAGCCATCATAGAGCGTGGGCGTCGGCGGAGTTTGCGGCATACGGCTATCGGGAGATGGTGTTGTTCCTGGTCTAACCACTGGATTGCGTGGCCTAACGCTTGATCCAATCCCAAGCCGAGGCAACCCTACACCAGCAAGGTTCAGAGATGGAAGTCTGAGTGGCATTACCCAACCCTCTTTTCAAGCCTGCGGACCTTCTTGTCTAAAGCCTTGACCGCTGACAGGTTCACCCCGATAGCATCTACAACGTGAATGTGCTTGTCGCTATCTCCTACCTTAAATGCCTTCTTGAAGTCCTGAGCCATCGGCCCTATGTGGGTCGTATCCTCCCCATTATACTTCCACGTAGACACGGGCATTGATGCAATCTTCCTCAAAATCTGCTCATGTGTGATGTTCTTAAAGCCGTGCTTTGCCATCTTATCACTCTTCATCACGGCCCGCATATTTAAGCCGTGAGGGATCTTGCGGATAGAGTGCTTGATGTTGCGGTCTGAAGAGATGTTGAAGTTAATCCCGAATGATGGGCCGGTTTTGCCCGTGCCAGTTGGAGGTCCATATTGACCGCCAGGGCCAGAGGCAGTTCCGCCGCCCGTATTTGTGCTCCCCCTACTTGCGTTTGCAGCGTAGACCGCCGACATGGTGTTTGCAAAGATTAGGGCAAGATCGCCCCACTGATCATTAGTCATCTTCGATTTCTCAAGCCCCATCTTAGCCGCGAACTGCTCAAGGCTTACATCGAGGTTCTTGTTATACTGCCTCGTGTTTTCATCGAATTGCTGCCGTTCAAGTGCCGTTGGCTGGACGTATTCGCCACCCCACTTCTGGACGTAATCTCTCTGCGTTTCAAGCTGCTTCCTGGTAGCGTCGTATTGAGCAACCTTAGAATAATCCCCCTTGTTATAATCTACCAAGGCTGTATCTGAATTGGCTTGAATAGCCTTGTTAAGATCTGCAACCTTGGATGTCTGCTCGGCTGGATCATACTTCTTCCACGTCTGAGATAGCCCACCATTCACATCGACAAGTGCTCCACCGAAATTGCTCTTGAATTCAGCAACGCCCTGGTTAAACTGGTCCCTATTTAGAGCAAGATTGTCCGTTAGGCTTTTTTCAGTGATGCCTAGAGATCGCGCCCCTTGTTGTATGCTGGCCTGGACCTTCTTTGCCTCAAGTGTGGGAATAGGTGCTTGATCGTCAGGAACGATTGCCTTATCAGCGGGATTTGCTCTCTCCGCATCAAATAACGCATCCTGTTCGTCCACCTTACCGTCTTCGTTGAAGTCCGCTGATGGATCGAATCCCCTACCAGCCGCTGAGTCTGCCATTGCTTGCTGGAAGTCTGACGCACTCATCGTTCCAGGCTTGCCAGCGGTGATACCCGTTATCTGTGCCCATGTCTGGCTTGCAGAATCCCGTTGTGCCTTAAACTCCAGGGCAAGCCGCTGGTAGTTTTGCTTCTGCTCTGCTGTCCTGAGTTGGAAGTCTGCGGTCGGATGGAACGTAGTAGTTCCGTCTGCATTCTTTACGGTGACACCTCCGTAGGTCTTCTCTTCCTCAAGGCGTTGTGTGGATTTGGCAAGACCCGTCTGTGTGTCAGCAGTCTGACCAGCTAACGTGCGAGAACCAGCAGGCTTGTAACTAAAAGACCCATCAGGATTTGTCGTGGACTGCTGTGCTACCGTGGAGGCATCAGAATTTGTTATCGTGCCGTCACCGTCTACGTCAAATCCAGCAACGTAGTCGGGGTCGCCTGTTTTCGATCCGATTGCAACCTGTAGCTGGGACTGGTTAAACACTACAGGAGCCACACCACCATAAACCCCCTCACGCTCCAGCCTGAGTTTTTCGGCATCCAGCGTGGTGGATGGTAGTCCAGTTTTAGGGTCCGTATAGGTTCCCGTCGCAGCACCCTGTTTTGCAGCCCTATCAATGGCGGAGTTAAGCCCATCAAGGGTTCCCTTCCAAACTATCTCCCCCGTTGTAATGTTTCCAATAGGTTGCCCGGTCTTAGAATTTACAACGACACCATTGGAAAGAACGTCAAAAGGAGTTCCATCTCTAAGAGTTCCACTCTTTTTGCCAGCAAGTTCTACCTTCTCTCCAGATGCCGTAGTGAATGAGTCTCCGCCTCCAAACTCCCCACCATATAACTGCTGCTGTTCAAGACTCGTGCCATATTTCTGGCTCCCGTCAGCATTCAACATAGGCGATCCATCCGGCTTAACAAGTGGGATGTTCCCCGTCGCGGCCCCAGCCCGGAATAGAATGTCCGCAGCCTGCCCCATCCCCGCTAGTGTCTGTGATCCACTAGCTATAGGGCCAGATTTGCCGAATGTCTGAGCCGTCTCAAGCCCAAGTCTTTGAGCCTCCAGCGTGGTGCCCATGCGCTGTTGTCCCGTAGCAGGGTCGATACTTGGGGTGCCGTCCTTATTGAGGAGCGGCATAGTCCCGGTTAGACCAGCCGAAGTCGCCCCCTGCCTGAACGCCTGTTCAAGTGCAGCCTGTGTGCTGTAGACTATGTTAGTATCCGGGTCCGTGAACGTTCCGGTCTGTTGTCCAGTGGCAATAGCTCTGGAGAGTTTGTCGTTCTGAGCCTGCTGTGTTGCAGCATTGTCAAACATGCCCGTAAATCCAGCTGTTGTCGCTTTCTGCCTGAACGCCTGTTCAGTCTTTGCGAGGGTGTCTTTGCCGCCATAATCGCCCGTCAACTCGCCTTCCTGAAGGCCCTGAGTAAAGCCCTGGCCCTGAGCCTGCAATCCTTGTTGAACAGCCGATAGGTTCAACTGCCCGGCATTAAGGGCGCTCGTCTCAATCCCCCCCTGTATGCCCTGTAACGCTGCAGCATTAGCCCTGCTTTCCGTGCCAGTGCGCTGGGATAGCTCTGATTCAAGGGTATCTTTCAGGTTAAGCACGTTGGACGATAGCAGCTCGAAAGGCCTCTGCTGCTCCCCGCCTTGGAGTCCGGCCGTAGTCGTGCCCCCAGGGGTCAAGGCAAACTGTCTCCCAAGTTTTTCCCTCTCCTGCTGTGCAGAACGCTCAATCAAGCTTGTACGGGCAGTCCGCTCTGCTACAGGATCGAAGTTCAGCTTGGGAATCTGTGCCCCAAGCGCAGTCTCCACGCCAGACCTTGCGGCACGTCCAAGGGCCTGAGTCGGGTCTGTTAGCCCGTATATTTCTGCGTCTGTTTGGTAGGGATCATCCAGACGCTTACGGGTCTTAGTCCAAGGCAGGGCAAAATTGACTTTGAGTGGCATATTTACGCCGATTCTGTGACGGGTTCCGTAACAGACTCCTCTATATCTTCCTTGGTCTTCCCGTTCTCCTTAGCCGCAGTTGCCTTACTGAGCATTGAAATCTTCTGCTTAATGTAACCCAAAGCGCCCTGATACTGCTGGATTTGCACTATGAGATTATCTCGGTCCCTGATGAGATCATCCAATGTTAGCATCTGCCCTCACTCCACCAAAACGCTGATCCGCTTCACTCCCGTCGCCACGGCCTCCTGTGCCCATCCGAGGACCCAATCCAGTCCATACCCCCGCGCCTTCACCGCGACCCCCTGGCTCCCTGCCGTGATCGGAACCGCGCATAGTCCCAGCACGTCGCGGGGTCCAGCAACGAGCCGACGATGATCCTGTATGCACTCCCACCGGCGGTCGTGGTGGCGGCAAAGGTCGTGTCGGGCATGATCACCACGGCCGAGTCCGCGGCCATCTGTGTTCTTCCATCACTAATAAAAGTTTTGTTCGCTGATAGAAAGAACGTGTCTGCCGGAGGAGCATACTTTGTAGGCGCTGAATATGCCACTCCAGACACAGCAAGCAAAAGTACAACAATAGCTATAATTGATCTCATATCAGCCTTCCATCAAAGAATTTCCATCCGTTTCGGAGGATGGATCTGATCCGTGCTTAATCCTCATGGTGGTATTAGTTAAATCATACCATAGCCTTGCAGAGCCTATTCTAAGAGGATTACTATATGTGCCGTCATTTAGAATTAGCGCCCCGTCTAATCTCACGTTTCCTGCATCAACCCACAAAGAATAATTGTTCGTCCCGCCCTCAGTTGGCGCTCCCTCTATGTATAAAGTAACGGCTGACGTAATCGTCCCGGTCGCTGTCAGGTTAGGCTCACCCAGGAATAGCGTAGCCGCGAGCGCCGTTGTTCCAGCGGGAACCGTGATAGCGGCAGTGTTCTCAATGTTTAGCCTTGCGATATTCGTGCTGGCCGTAGAGGTAAATGCTGGGGGATCAATAAGGACCGCCCCAGCATCCGTAGCTGCCGCGCCCAAGCCGATAGCGCCAACGCCCGTGAACAAACCAGCATTCACGTTGAAAGCATTGGCATTCGTATCTGACTCTATGCGGAAATCAATATCTTGAGCGTCTTCGTTAAATGTGGTTTCTGTAGAACCAAGCGATAGGAACTCTCTGGCTGTTCCTGCCTGTATGCCCCTGAAGTTTATGGATACATCTGTAGACCCGGCTCCAGTATCATCAAAAAGTATATCCAGGCGGGCATACGTAACCTGAGTTCCTGCATCGTCGTCTCCCAAAAACGGTACGGATATTCCATCCGCGTCTGTGGATGTTCCAGAGGTCGGGTTCTGTGATATGTTAATAACCGTCCGTAGGCCACCAGCACCTACAGACGTATTCTCAAATGTTTTGAGCCCGGTTATAGCTTGGGCCTGCCGAACCACCACGACGCCATCTGTGGATGTGTAATCCACGTTGGAATCATCTATCGTATTGGATTCAAGAAACGCGAAAATGTTGGTAAACGAATCCGTCAGTGCGGCGGATATGATCTTCCCGCGCAACGTCGGCAATGCAGCCGAAGCTCTTGTGACGGTAGCCATAGTTAGTTACTCAGAAATGGGTTCGGTCGGGTCAAAGTCGCATTGATAACCAATGATAGAAGCAGACTGAGAGGATGTCAACTGTGGAGCGATGTTTTCCGCTACTCGATTCACATGGTAAGACGCAGAGTTTACGCCCAATGAACCGTATTCCAGCCCGGTATCATATTCCAGCCCGTTATCATATAGGTTCCCAGAGCCAAGAGTCATCGTTGTAGTTCGTGCGTTCTGTCCGTGATTCAAATTCAGTGTTACGGTTATATCCTGTAGCCCTACCGATTGTTCCTGGTAGAATAGCCTGAAATTAACAATATTCTTCGATCTGGCCTGCAACCCAAGGTCGTTCGCGTGCCACTTGATCTCCCAGGGAATGTCCGTGACATTGTCCTGAGTCCCAATATTGCCCTTCATCACGTAACCGTCATATGTGCCGAAAAAGTCGAACTCCTCACCAGTCTCCCTATATCCCAACGACGACGAGCATACAGTGTTGAGGTCATCATTTGGATTATCCCAAAACACATCCCCGGTTTCCCAATCGTATACCAAGATTCTATCGTGCCCGGTAGTGTTCGTCGATGAAGACAGGAGAGTCCTGACTTGGTGGTCCTTCTGCCGAATGAACGATTGGGCGTATTGGAGTCGGTTCTGTGCAAGGGCGTTCCAATCCCGCTGAATGTCTTTGGTGACGAGTTTCACATTGAACCCGTCACCATTGGGGACAACGATGTATGCGCCGTCCCTCGCCACGCACCACGTAAACTCGGGCCTGGATATGATAGATGCCTTGGCTATAGGAGAAAACCCGCGATAAATCTGGTTCTCCAAGACAAGCATCTCAATAAATCCGAGGTTCCATCTAAGATAGGCCGGGAACAGCCCATTTTGTTTGAAGATTAGCAATCTGCCGAAGTTGTTAGCCCCACCGACGATGGGCAACCCTTCATCTTCAACCTCATATCTGTTTGCATCGGGCCAGGTTGCAATGTCGATAACGTAGGTGCTTTTGTTGATGTCACACCAACGCGCCCGAGTGGGAAATTTGGTTGCGCTTTCCGTCGTGTTCAGAGCCACGAGCAGGTTGTTGTGAACTACCACATCTTCACATGTTGACCACGGCATACCCGCAAGCGCAGTCGCATTTCCAGTGGCAGGAACAAGGAAAGTGCCATTGATACCGTTGGTGCCCACGATTTGATTGTCTATGAAGTCGTGCCGTATTCGTCCTTCAGGGGTGTTCGTTATGGAAACGGAACCCGTAATATCCAACGATGACCAAGAGCCGGATGCCGCAGCCGCATAAATCTTGGTTCCGGCAACCACAATATTCCTACTCTGTGCGCCCGTGTAGACCTGCTGGAATAGACCCACAATCGGCATAGCAACCGTTGATTCAAGTATCTGGTTTGCATTGTAGGGGGTGTAACCGTTACGCTTATCTGCCGTGCCTTCCTCGGTAATGTTGATGTTCTTCAGGGTCTCGCAGTCTTCGGCTGTTATGCGCCGATCTGGATAGATCCAGTTCTTGACGCCACGAACGCGGAAGATGGGGGACGGTATGGCGTTAGTGATTTTTGGCTCAGCCATTCACGTATCCTATCAGACAGCCAGGTCCACGTCAACCCCTCGAATCAGGGGACGCCTCGGAAGGCTGGAAGCGCGAGATACATCCGCAAATACCTGGACCTTGTTCAACCGCTTAGAGTGCATATTTTTCAGGTCCTTGTAGCCCGTAGCAGCCAGTCGAGCGAAGTTTATGGCTTCAACCCGCTTCCCGAAGTTAGGCAAGAGTTCCTGCCCGGCATCATACAGTATCAGGTCATGATATTCCTTGCCGATGTCCGGCCAGTCGTCATCGTTGATCAGTTCAGGCTTGTAGGATAGGCACCTGACCGTGTAGGTTATGACGCTGTTCGGAACGGGGAAGAACTCGATCCATAAGTATTCAGGGGATTCCTCCCACATGGGGATCGTCGCAATCGTGTTGCTATCGTCGTCCGTGACGGTCAACGTGCCAGTATAGGAATAGCTGCTGCTTGTCGTTGACTTAGTTAGGCGCTCGATCCCTCCGGCCGTGGCAAATGATGTCGTCGTACTGACGCTCGTGGTCCCGTTGATTGTGACCTGCTCCCTAATCAGGACTCCAGATGAGTTATACCCATCCACGCGAAGAAAGAAGTCTGTCACGTCAGCCGTTGAACTTGAAACTACCGCCAAGACCCCTGCGGAAGCCGGTTGGCGCTGAACCCCATACGTCCCTAAGATGTAGTAGACCGTTGGGTCCCCGGAATCCGTGCGCCCAGGATACCGAAGATCGAACTCCGTAGCGGCGATTTCGTCAATGGTTCTGTCGTTGTCAGGGTCCTCGATGTTGAGGACGTGCTTGACAGATAGGGGAAGCCCATACTTGGCCGTGCCGGAGACAGACGCAAGTGTGAACTCTCTACGTATGGAGTCCTGTCTCGTAGCCCGGAGGACACGCCTGTATGCCCGGTTAATGGCTGCTTTAGCCATTGTAAGGGGCTCCCCAGCCACGCCCTCACTGGCATAGAAGAGAAGATCCTGCTGGAGCTTTAGGAATGTAGCCATCTACCGACCTCGCTTGACAGGCCTTATCTCCATTCCCGGAACAATTGACTGTGTCCTCGCCTTTTCCTCGGCATATTCCTCGTTGGCAATCTGTAGCTCCTCAAGGGCTGCTACTTGCTCAGGCTGCAATCCCTCAAGGGCCTTCTCCTCTACCACGTCCTTGAGAGTTTCGGCTGTAACTACTGCCTGCCCTCCGTTGTTAGCGATCATCGTGATAAGCCGCTCGAACACGGCCGTCTGCTTCTCAAGCAGCTTCTCTTGACCGTCAAGATACTTCGTCTCTGACCTGGCCCGCTGCTCCTCGTTGCTCTCCATCAGTCTCTCGCTACGAGCCGGGCCGTCCGTTACAATCAACTCATGGAGCCTGAAGTCCCACTTCGTGTACCTCGGAAGCCTCTGGTTGAATGTTTCTTCCTGAATCTCGGCCTGGACTTCGGTAAGGATCTGCTTACTACCAGGGTCAAGGGCTACCGTTCCGGCAGGGGCACCGTGAAATGTGAAGATCATGCCGTCGTGTTCCGATACTCCGCTTGTAGGCTGATCGTCGTCCTCGTGCTGAACACTGATGTTTCTGAATCCCAGTTGCTTTTCAGACACGGCGGTATACTGCTCCATCCACGGACCTACCGTATGCTTGAGATCGGCAAGGTCTCCCTGGCTTTCAAGTTTGCTGTAAAGTACGGTCCCGGATTGTTCAGACGACAGAGACGCACGGGCATATCGGTCGAGCTTGTGCTTGGGGTCCTGAACGGCAGAGGCGATTGTCTGTGCATCAATGAGAATAGGCATGTGAGTCTCCTATGCAATAAAGAATGTGGCATGAGACGTTGCAGCCGTACTTCCAGTCGCCGTCGTGGTGGAGAATGCAACAAGTCCAAGAGAGAATCTTAAGGGTTTCGTGAGTTCCGCATTCCCAACTACGCTTGCAGACAAAGCAATCCATGCGGTTGGCGCAGTAGTCCCAAGGACAACATCAACCAAAGCGGCCGCATCAAAAAGCTGCACATACGTCACTGCTGCTGCTGTATTGGCAATGCTCCACCCATACAACAGAGTTTCCCCGCCCTGAACCAGTTTACCAGGGTCATCATCAAGATTTGCGGCCGTAACGGGAGTAGTCCACCCAATATCGTTGTTCATTTTAAGCATTGCAAAGCCTCCTTATGCGGATGCCCTGATCTGCTTGTTCGCGGTTGCACCAATGATCCATGAATGCAGGTTCTGTATGCCTTTTTCTATCCCAATCGTCGGCTCCCATCCGAGGATAGTCTTTAGCTTTCGATTGTCTGTAACATGGATCTTCTGATCTCCGGGCCTCCACTCTGAAAATGTAACTCTCGGAGTAGGCTCCCCTACGGTATCAGCCATGATCTTCTTCAACTCCCACCAGATTGAAGTTGAGTTCGCAGAGCCTCCACCGATGTTGAACACTTCTCCCGAAATTTTGTCGATGTTTGCTATTGCCAGGATATAAGCCTGGATTAAATCCTCGATGTAAAGCACATCCCGGACTTGCTTACCATCACCGAAAATCGTGATTGGCTTGCCAGTAACCCATGCTCTCGTGAACCACGTTAGCCATCCCTGATCGGTCCCCCCAATCTGTCTCGGTCCGTAGATGCAGGACTGCCTGAATATAACGGTCTTGACACCGTAGATTCTCGCATAGTCCTTGACGTAGTGCTCGCCCGCGAGCTTAGAACACCCATACGGAGAGATAGGGTCAAGGGGAGCAGTCTCGTCAATTCCGTTCATGTGTAACGTCCAATCAGAGTACTTCCACCGAGCCTCATCTTCCCACGTTTCAATTGACGACATTGCCCCATAAACTTTGTTCGTGCTTGCGTAGATCACGGCACATCCAGAGTCACGAGCCGCTTCCATGATGTTGAATGTTCCGTGCGCGTTTGTAGCGAAGTCATAGGCGGGGTCTTCAACTGAGGTCGTCACGGCTGTCTGAGCAGCCTCGTGGACGATTAGGTCGAAGTGGCTACGGGCGATATACTGCTTCAACGGGTAGGCCTGTCGAATGTCAAGGGTCCTGATCTTGACCTCCGGGGCGACCAGGCGCAACCATTCCTCATTGGCATCAACCCCCGCCCGGTGGTAGTTGTCTATCACGGACACATCATGGCCCAGGCCATTAAAATGCGCGGCAGTGTTCACGCCGATGAATCCCAGGCCACCCGTGACCAGGACTTTCATTTCTCGGCATCCAGATGCACAATCCCTAGCCCGTGTGGAGTCGGAAGGATAAACGCTCCAGGAAGTTCCTTTACAGCCTTACATACACCGGGCCAACTACCGTTACCGGCATCATCAAATAGCACGTAACAACCACGTTTCGCCTTGCGTGCCTTCACGAACTCTAGTTCTTGCAACACTTCGTTTTCGTAATGTGGGCCATCCAGGAAAGCGAAGTCGATGTCAGAAAGTGAAGCTAGTGGTTCCATCTTGAGACCTTCAGGCAAGCGGCCCTGAATAAACGTGGTGCGTGGCAACCTATCTTGAACTCCATGATTCGCCACATCTACCGTGGTAATGTGTCCTTTGCCGTTTAGTTCAAGAGAGTCAGCAATGGCCTTAGTGCTCCTGCCCTTATTTGTTCCAGTCTCGAAACACACGAGCGGTTTCCACGTCCGCACTAGCCAGCATATGAACCCAGCTGTCTGCTCATCACAGGCCCATAGATTGACGGCGAATCTCATCCTGTCTGGAAATGTAAGGTCGGTCAACGCTCCATCGGGAGATTCCGAAATCATCACCAATTCAACGATCTGCCCATGTGAATATGGTTCCTTTGGTTCTATGATGTAATGGAAATGCACGCTAGTCGTGGGTGATTCCATCTTGAGATTGGCATATTCCTTCATAACCTCAACATCTTCAGGGGTGAAATTCATGTCGCACCCCCTACATCGACATGAAACGTAGCGCCTTCCATAACTTTAGGGTCCACATTACGCAACGTAATGATGTCCATGCCAGCCATTGTCTCAAGAACAACATGTCCCTTGTGTGTAAGCGTGTCGAGCACTTTTCTAATCTCCGGCCAACCCGCATCCATCGTGTTGTCTACGCAGACTATGCAAGTATCTGCCCGATGCGTGTCTACGTATTCTATCTCCTTGAGCAGGGTTTCACCGTCATGTGCACCGTCTAAGAAGGCGAAGTCGATACCCTGCAATCCAGCGAGAGGGTGGATGTTGAAGGCCTGCGGGCTATGCCCTATTAACTGCGTGCATCGTCCACATTCCCCAGGGCTAAGAATGTCATTCAGATCAACCCACTTCACGCAATCAAGCGTGAAGATCGATCCCTTTTCATTTTCACACAACGCCGATGTGATAGCATGAGTGCTACGACCCTTATGCGTCCCAGTCTCAAGCACGATGGAAGGCCGAGTAGCGCGAACAATGCCATAGATTAGATCACAGGCCCCCTCATCAATACTAGACATGTCAGGCTGAACTCGAAACTTACCAGGCCATCCCACATCAACAACAAACGGCCCTTTCTGGCTCACCCCACCAGCCAAATATAGCAGCCTACCATTGGCCTGATCCCCTTCGAGCACAGCCCACGGACATTTAGCGCGCTTCTCATCAGGGATTTGATGATCTGGGTTGTCGATGCTATCCACATAAAATTGGATAGGAAACTTCGTGGACGTGATCAATGCCGGTGGCCAGTCTGTCTTACCTTGGACCTTATCTGACACGTGAGCCTCCCTTTGTAAGGTTCTGCGGAACTTGTTGCCTTACATCATTCTCCGTGATACGAACATTCTCAGCCTGATCATTCATTCGTTTCAGCAGGAATCGCTCAAGCATAGACCCCTCTGGTGGTACAACCAACTGCCTACCAGACATCCACCAGATACGCAGAGTCATCCAGTGCGTAGCCTTTCGGAGCTTTCTCCAATTCCGCCCACCGCACTTTGGGCAGAATCCCCACGGCTGAAACTCCGTTATAAGGCCCTTGCCGCATCCATTTGTAGCGCACTGGTAGACTCTCATGTCAGGGAAGCCCTAGCATCCTTCCGCATCAACCCCCAATCTCGGGCGTGAAGCCCAGGAGCAGCGAACACGATCTGCTCAGGATCTGGATTGTTGCGTAATGCCTCCATCTGCTGAACGAAGTTAAGTCCGATGACTGGCGCAAACCCCACATGATCGGCAAAGACATCGGTATCACAGTAAATCTTGACGCCTTTGCACTTCAGCCGATAGCAAAGCAGCATGTCTTCCGTGCCCTGCTTCGGCATCGTGACGTAGGGCTTATCCCTAGCATCTTCTTCCTGCATTGTCGCACTTTGATCCGGCAGATCCCCGATATAATGGTCTACCAGATCCCGATCTTCGCTCTCCGTCATGTCCTTGAGCTTCATGTAGACGGCATATGCCCGATCCGGGTAGGACCTATTCTCCGGGACAAGTTCCCCTGTACCGGGAGGTGGAAATCCACGAGACTTTGTTAGCACGCTCGTTTTGATTAGCATCGCGTGCGTCCCCCCACCATCCACCTCGATAAGCCCCTTTCCCAAATCAGCAGAGGTCATATTCCGATATGCAACGTGCTCATGGAAATCCCTCGGGATTTCCTTCCCGCATTTCTCGCACGACGCGAATGACGGCGGCTGGCAATCTTCCTTCCAGTGGGTCCAGTGGTCACACTCTCGGCATCGGAACACCCGAGCCGATAGGATACCGATTTGAAAAGGAGCCCTGCGCATAGGGTAGGGCGCAATAACCACATCCTTGTCATGCTCAAGAAATATGGGTAGAAGAATCGGGTCAATGATGGCGTCGTCGTCTAGCCAAAAGATGTGGGTGAATCCGCCATTCACGGCTGCACGACACGCCTGACTCCGTGCAAAATGCACGAACGTTCTGCCGATGATCATCCAGTTGAAGTCTATGCCCCATTCCTTCCATTTCGTGACGCATTCAACATGGTTGGCGTGAACCTCGGATGAGAACAAGTTGGTGTAATTCGGAGTGCCGATGAGCACCTTTGATCCATCCGGTATCTCGAAAGTCCTATCAGACACCTTGAGCCTCCCTGTTTGAATATCCTCCCCAGTCGGGGCGATTACGCTTGATAGTCCCACACCCTCGCTTACCCATGATGATCGGGTGGTTCCTATCTACATCTGCCATGTTCTTTTCGAGGTTCTGCTCGTGCCATCTGTGAACATAAGTCGCATGTCTGTGTCCGACAATAACGAGATCCATCCCCCACAACAATGCTCTCATCATAAGGTCAGAGTCCAGAGACCCCCAACCATACAAATCCTCATCATACCCCTGGAAAATATGCCATGCCTGCTTGGTCATCATCTGGCAGTCGGCCCCAGCCACAATAGGAAGGCCTGAGTCTGGAAGGTAGTCTATGACCATGTTGATTTTCTCATGCGGCTTATGCTCGATGACTCCATCCGCAGATACCTTGTATCCTTCCTTTGTGTCTTTACGAACAGCCTGTACAAGTACTCCAGGGCCGCACCTGGAAGCCATGTTCTCGAAGAACTTTGGCTCGTATGCCAGATCAACATTGGTGCAGGCTATCACATCGCAACTCGCACGTCGTATCCCCACGTTCTTTAGGAATGCTTCCGGGAACCCAGGGACATCCTCGCGCATCGACACGCGGAAAAGGTTGACTCCTATAGGGGAGGTTTTCATAACCTCATCGAGATTGTCGATGCTGCCGTAATCAACAAGAACAATCTCGATGAGGTCCGACCTTGTTTGGAGGGCCAGGCTTTCGAGCCAAAGCCTTACGCTCTCCGCCCTATCTTTCACACACGCTACCACGCTAATCATTTGAGCCTCCCTATAAAAGCTACCGAGGTCATACCGGGAGGCTCAATTCCTGAGCATAACCCCGGCAGTGAGGGACGCGCCCTCATTTAGTGCAAGTAGAGCTGCACGGTACACTGGGTAGCCGTGGTGACACCTGTGCCTGCCGTGAACTTCCAGCCCACGATGCCACCGAGGTATTCCGGGGACCACAGGGTCGTTGTGACTCCGGCGGCTACGGCACCAATGTTGGTGGCGTTGATCGAGTAGGCCACCACGATACCCGCAGCGTCAATGCTCGAAGAAGCCCGTACCGTAGCGGGTCCGAACACCTGGAGCCTACCGACCGCACCTGTGGCAATGGTGGTATCCACGACGCCAGCAACCTTCGCTCCAGCCAGACCGCTCGTTGTGTTGAGCGATCCAGCGGTGACGCGCCGCACGGTATATCCCAACTTGGCTGTCGTGGTCGTGGACACCCACTCGGCCACCTGACCAGGGTACAGCCCTGTGGTAGCCACGTCGTCTGTGATGTCAGACGCTTCCACCACGATGAAGATTTTCTCAGCTTCTGTCCTCGAAAGAGTCATCATCTGCATGGTTGAAACACCTCCTAACTTCCAATAAAAGTGGCATTGAACCGGAAAGTCACATCGCTCACAGTGTTCGTCTCGATCAGCACGGTCCCATTCACGGCTGTACCTGCCGAATTGACGTTACACTGTGCCCTCACTGCCGCTGCCCCAGACTGGCAGAAAGCATTGAACGATGTGAGGTATACGCTTGTGGGGAACAGTACGATCTGATCTACAGCGGTTGTACCGTTCCCAGACCCCTCATTATTCGTAGTCGCGAACGTGCCTGACACTGTGCCCCGAGAATAATCGGGAGTGCCCTTGTCATACGTCGGAGTAAGACTTGCCATGTCGTCACGACTCCTTTCTCAGGTGATCCCGGTGATCGTGCCCTGCTTACGCCGGTTGTTCGTCACCAAGTTGCCCTGGAAAAGAATCTGAGCGACAAATCCGTCCTGGTTGACGGGGCGCTGGAATCCGCCAGCCCCCATCGACAGGTTGGCATCCCGCTCCACGACCAGCGACGTGTGCCTACTGTTGAGCAGGAACATCGCCCCCGATGTGCAGTAGGGGTCCCAGGCCACTTCAGCGCCCTTAAACATCAGCTTTCCAAACCCCAGATCCCCTTCCTTAGCAGAAGAATACCGTAGCGTGGAGACGTGCAGAGCCTCGAACGCCTCATGCACGGTCTGCGTGGTGACGATGAAGTCCACCGTAGACGCAGCCATTCCCTTGCCCTGAGAACACGAGTTGTAGATTGTCCTCATGTAAGGCAGAAGGTTGACAGCCGCAGCCCCGGCAGATGCCTGCGCCCGGTTACGCCAGGCAGTATTCGCGGTTGGCACGCCGGCATAGGATGTCGTGCCAGGAGTGGATTCGCACATGGCCTGGAGTCCGGTCAACTGGAGGCTTCCTGTGCCCGTGCCGTCCGAGAAGATGCCCGTAGCTATCACGTCCGCAATGGATAGCTCGGCCTGAACCTGCTTGGTGTTCACCAGATCAGCGATCTTGGCCTTGCCCTTGTTGCTGCGAAGTTCAAGGCCGGAGTAGGTGATGCTCACCGATCCCTGCTTCCAGGAATACGACGCAATGGTGTTGCCTTCCTGTGCCGTCACGTCGAGTAGCCCGTAGCCGGAGTACCATCCAGCCGTGCTATTCGTGCCGTACATGATGCCTTCCCGCAGGCGCTCCCCCCCGTCCACGATCTTCAGCCGTCCACCCTCGCGATACCACTGCATCGTTCGGGACTGGTTAAAGATGTTGTCGTGGACCATCCCACTGGACAGAAACGTCTCATGGGTCGTGGTGAGAAGCGTCTGATAGGTCCTGCTGATGATCGTATCAGACATGGGTATTACTCCTTAATTGTTCAACGATTGAGCGAAGGCATTTTAGCCCAGGACAAGTCAAACACGCGACGCCGGAACGCCTCCTGCGTCTCGCCTTTGGCGGGCTTTAGCTTGGGATTCGTCGGAGCGGCCACGGACCCATCTACTGTCTCGGCCCGCCTCAACATCCCAATCTTCTTCCCATTCCTGGCAACAAGAGCTTTCTTGAACTCTTCTACGGCATTTTCCGCAGCGGCCTTCACAATCTCGTCGTGCATAGCCAGGATATGCAAGTCTGCCCAGGTTACACCCTGACGGGTAGACGACAGCCGATCTCGCACAGCTTCGACCTTGGCCTTGATATCGGGAGCGAACTCGACCTGTCCGTTCTCCCCCACCTTGCCGAAGGATTCACCGAACTTTGCCGCATGTTCCTTGACTCTGGCTGCGACGTATTCAGCCTGCGCTTCGATGTCAGCCTCATTCTGAGTCTTGACTCCCAACTTCTTCAACTCAAATGCTAATGCCCTCTTGAACAGGTCTCGTTCCTCGGGCTTGACATTACTGAGTGGATTGTCGGGGTCTTCCTCTCCCTGGGTATCTTCATCTCCTGCGTTTTTGATTTCACTCAAGGCCTCCCTGAGTTGACGCTGCATCTCAAGGGTTTGGTTCTGAGTGATGTCAAGCTGCTTTCTGGCCGTATTATAGTCTCCGAAGTCTCGCTGAAGACCTCGAACTACCCTCGCTGCTGCTGGATTGATCTCGTCAAGTTCACGGAGAACAACGTCAATGCCGGGCAGTTTCTCGGAGGCCGTCCCCTTGGCCGCGCCGGACTTGCCCTTGGCAGTATCCGGCTTGGCTTCAAGCGTTTCCTCGTCACCACTGTCAGCCTTCTCCTCAGAATCCGTCTCCGTTTCTTCCTCGGTATCCTGAGTCTCATCCTCGGCAGTCTCGGAAGCAAACAGGTCTCCGACTTCCTCTTGCTCCAGCAGCGAGAGATCGACGCCCTCAAGGGCCTTGTCGATAAGCTCTGAGTATGCTGGATTGGAAGTAGTTTCGGAGGTGCCTGCTCCGACTTTCTCGGATGCCGTAACGTTCATTTAGAGTCTCCTGGTAGGCCAACGAAAAAGCCCCACCTGCCACGGATAGTCTATCCGCGCCCTGATCAGGTGGGGCTTTATCGTCCCCGGTTCATGAGGCCGGGGCGTCGTTGGATGATTCTATGCAGTGATGTCTGTTAAAACTGCCCGCGATTTGTCTGGCCGAAGTTGATCCATCCTATTCAGAAAAATGCCAGCCTCCAAAAACATATCATCGCCGACACGGTTTAATCCTCTTTCAGCATTTCCGCAAGCAGTGCAGAAGTCCCCAAACACAGAGTGAACCCCAGCACAAAAACACTTTGGGCAAATCTAGTATCCTGCGTAATAACCACTCGTCTCTACAGGCTTCGGCCACACACAACCCTTAGTTTCACGCATTTGGCAAATCCACCAATCTTGTCTTGGGCATGATCGTCTTGCCCGTTGCCTTTTCCCTAACGCCGATCTCGAACGATTCGAGCGCCTTACGGTTCAAGTTCTCTCGCCGTTGAATGTCCGATAGAGTGATGCCCTTCTCTGGAAGCGGTTTCACCATGACGGTATTGGGCGACGTTTCCATGTTACGCGCCCCGTTTCGCCGGTCCCCAGCTTCTACCCGTCCCATCGCCCGCAAGACCTCCCGCTTCTCCTTGCGACCCCGCACGTCCATTCCAAGAGCCTCATCGTAGTAGGCCTCAAATGGTTGGAATGTGGCCGACACTGGGAATTGATAGGTAGACTTGCCTCCGCACATGGGGCATGTTTTTGGAGTATGCCGATCCTCGAATGGCATCCAATGCTCAGTTACATCGTTACAGCTTTCACACTGGTAGTCGTATCGCATTGCTCAAGCCCTTTTTTGATATACGCCTTACCATCTTCAACGCCTTTTTGATACATCCTATTTAGATCGGCGTCTGTACTCGGTTTCTCTTTTTCTTGTGGTTCGTTTTCGTATTCAGGAATCTTGCCATAATCCCCATCTCTCATTTTATCAAGTATGGTCTGAGAAAATGACACATAGCTTGGAAAGAGGGCATCAAAAAGGCTATTCTCGGCGTCAGTAGGATAAAATTTATTTTTCCCCATATCACTCAAACCTAAAGTATTCTGGACACATGTGGTGGTATTTGCCACATGTCCCACAGATAATTGTGGAATTATGTCTTGCTTGAATCCCATTAATGTCGGCAAAGTGTTCACTCCGTACATAATCGCCTTTCTGCAAGGCTCTCCTTGCCCACATCCCCGTTCCACCACATTCCAAATGCACCACCCTAACGGGATATTCTGGATTCGGAGATCCCATCACTCAAACCTAAATTTAAATGGTTGAACGCTCTCGCACCGCACGACTTCCACCTTTTTCCACATGTACTTCCTGGGATTTGCGGGATCTTTAATCATGAACCTTTCTAAGTCGTCCATGATTGGGTCAACGAATCCCTTGAACTCGTCAAACAGCAAAGGTCCCATCTTACATACTTTCGGGGAATTGCCGTTGTTTTCTGTGATGTAGCCATCATACACCTTCTTCAAATCTGAGAGTTGCATCAGGCAGCCTTTTTTTTCTTCGCACGCTTGGGCAACTTACCGCCTTCATCATGTTCCGTCATTTTCATCACGGCAGACATGTTCAGGTGGAATTTGTCACGCAAAGATGGGCTATTCTTGGCAGCCCAGAACAATGACCGCTGTTTGGCTGACTTGAAGGGCATCTCCCTATATCTTCTTGCCAGCCTTTGTGGACGTGGGCTTATCCATATGCATCGGCTTATACTCGCGCTGAACGAAGTGGCGCGGCTTTTTCAGGGCCTTCCCGTCAGCGTCATGCGTGAGGAAGTGGTGATACTCCGTCGTCTCCTCATTGTATTCGTCACCGGCCTTGATCACGATACCGTGTCCCATCGGAGACTCGAACGGTCCCATACACCCGCCCTTAGACTTTATCCCTTCCCACACATCATCAAACTTATCTTTGTAACTCTCTTTCTTTTCCATCTTCATGCCCTCGGAGGTCCAGCTAGCGCTGCGAACTGCTGTGGGTTGATCGGTCCCGGTCCCTGGCCCATGATCATATCTCCACCTCCACGCAACTTGCCAAGCGATTCAAGAATGACCTGGCGCGTGCTCGGATCGGCAAGGGCCTGGAGATATGCCGGGTCCTGCTCGATCCCTGGCAGGATGCTCTCCGGGTCCTGGATGTTGTATCCGCGCACAAGGAGCCGCTGGATGATTTCCATGAAGTTCGGGGGTTGATACCCAAGCTGCATCAAAGTTGGGGTGATGCCCACGAGCAAGTTGAGTAGGTCCAGATATTTCTTAGCCTCAGCACCTTCTGCGATGGCCCGACTGGATACGTCGATGCGAAACTTGTATTCTCCTTTAGCGACTTCCTCGTCGGCAGTGGCGTATAGTTCCGCTCTCGGGTCAATCAGGAATTGCTTATCGGGCAGGAACTGCTGATGGAGTTGCCAGAACTTGCGGGCCGTGTTGACCTGGAACTGCTTGAACAGGTTAGCCCTGCGGTCCTCTCGGGACGTGATGCGCTTCTCTCGTATGTTGACCTCGGTAGCCGTCTCGCTCGATGCGGACACGAGCGGTTGAGGCGTGCCCATAGACCTTTCAAACAGACCCTGAAGCATCCCGAGCATCTGGGACCTTTCTTGGGGCACTTGCTGGAATGGAAGGGCTATGATTGGTTTCCCCTGCATGTCCTTCAGCCCCTCAATCGGGAATGCCGACCCATCGGGTAGGTCAAGTATGCGGTCAAAATCCTCTTCGTCGAAGGCATCCTTGTCATAGAAAAACACGTTCTTCTGCTTACGGATCGTGGACAGCATGGAATCTAGGAACTCGTTGGTCAGGCTCTGGATGTTATCTCCCCCAGCAAGCGATATGGACGGCTTGTTATACCAGGTATCCACACCCGTTTGGAAGTTCAGGATCTCGGAAGGGAAGTCCTCAATGTAATTGTAGGGCCATTCCTCCTCATGGAGCAGCATCTTGTCATGCCCAGTGACAATGGAAATCAGCAGGTCCGTTCTGCGATGCTCCTCAACGGGAAAGTTGCGTGCCCAAATCTCCCATCCTTCGACAATACCGTAGTCGTCGAACCCAAGCCTGTCCACGTCTTCGGATGATCCGTCCACGTCCATCTTGGAAGTGGGCATGAGGTCAGACGTGTTCTTGTAACGCCTGTTACCCTTGACCTCATAGAGCCTCTTCCTCCATCGGAATGCTTCCCACTGAGCATCCCTTTGCCCATCCTCTGCAAACCCGTCAATGAGAAAATCCTTCGGATTCCAGCGGACACCGTAGGGAGCCTCGTACTGAATAGTCGTATTGATGTCCGGTTGCCAGAACTCAACATACCACCTATGGTCCTTGATCTGAGGCTTGATGATGGTGTCTTTGTATTCGTCTGGGATTGTGGGGTCTTGCAGGGCGCGGGTATGTTTTTCGATGTGGTCTTCGTGGTCTTGCTCTGGCATGACCTTGATAATCACGCCACCAGCCATGAGCAAGTTTTCTGCGGTGGGATCATCTTCAACGTAGTCGGATAGGTCGCACGTTGATATTTGTTTTTCTTGTAACCTGGATTTCCAACCAATCTTCTTGACGGCGTACGGCATCAAGAAGGCGTCCAGCAAACACCTATCGTCCTGGTGGAACTGATCCGTCTCCTTGTTCCAGTGGTTTGCTATACCCTGGACGACTGGGGCGCCCCTGACGGATTCTCTATTCTCGGGTGTTACGGTAAATACCGGATTACGTTCAAGAATGTCTGCCCTGGATTGATCTATCCAGGCGAACACGATACCGGCCTTGATGCGGCTGATGCCTTCCTTGCCTTCTATGGAGGATTCGGATTCCTTTTCTCGCGTATTGGTGGCCTGGTTGTTGTAGATGCGGATGAGATTGTCCCCGATCTTCCAGTATGGCTCAATCTTCCGTTCCGCGTGCTTTAGGAGTGCGGTCCAGAAGGCGATCCGGCCTTCGTCGTCTGTGGGATACCCGTCAGACATTTCTTAGGCCACCATTGTTTCAGTTTCGCTTCTCGGCCACAACTGCATTGGCGTAATCATCGGGGCTTCTCGTCTCATAGTCATGCCCTTACGGGCCTTGCGGTTACGTCCAAACACATAGGACGCGCTCAATCCAGACTCTTTACGAGTATCCTTGACTGCGTTGGCCCTGTGAGATCCCATCACAAAGTATCGAGCGCTATCCTGAAGGTGATCCTCTCCGTCGGTGTCCATATCCTCGGATGGTGACTCCTCCGACCCGGCATAGACGGCACCAAGGGTCGTGCGTTCAAACTCCTCACATTCGGGGAAGTAGAAGATTTTTGGTCTGCGGACCATTTCTCCGTCCGGCCCGAATTTTACCGCCATTTGGTTTTTGAGGAATCGCCATCCGGCTACCCGGTCACGGTTGGACTTCACGAGTTTAAGTTGTCCCTTGCTATCGTTCTTGAACACATCCGCAACCATCCGGTTCATCGTAGCAGAGTTAGCGGAGGCCCGTGTATAGAATATCTGAGGGTCTGCCCATATCCGTTCCGGCATTCTCCCGTTGGTATATGGGCAATACTGGCAAAGGGTCCAGATCCCAGACACATGCTCACTCAACCAGAGGCCGGACTTGTAGTATTCAGCGATGAGGTATGATTCCCAGTGCTCATTCGTCGCCCACAAACAGAAGGCGGTAGGTTTGGACTCCCCGTAGTCGAGGCTCCCCTCGATGCGCCAATGCGATGGAACCTTGCCATTTGGTAATACCTTCAGGGGATCAACCTTATGGATCTTGGGATCGAAACTACTGAAGAATTGACCGAAGAATACGTCCCAATCCCCGTAGAGCCACGCCCTGAGAAGCTGCTTGTTCCCTGCAGCTGCTGCCCTGATGCGTCCCACATAGCCGGGATCGTTCTGGAGGAGAATCTTGTTGTCTTGGACACGGGATCGAATAAACATCCGAGTCATGCCGGACTTTTCTTCCCTGAACGGCACTGACCCTTCGGGGGCCATGTCTATGAATCGTCTTTTGACCCACCCATGCCCCACAGACCCTGGATTTGACGTGGACCGTATCCGTTTCGGAAGCCCTTTGGTCGTAGACCTAACAGTCGCCAGGAGCTTCTTATAGGGGCCATCCGTAGACCACTGGGTCAATTCCTCGAAACCTACCCATCCGTAGCTGTGCCCCAGATAGTTAGAAGCGTCGGCGTCATTGTCCAGATGTCGGAACTTGAGGGTTGAACCACCTGGGAACTTGTAGGTATAGTCGCCGGATCTCCAGCCATCCTGTCCGGTGCAGGCCCGGTATATCTCTTGTGCCCGTTGAACGATATCGTCCAGTTGTGGGTAACTGCGCCGAAAGAGGACTCCGTGCCACTTATTCTTCCACTCCTTCACGTCCATGAAGAAGTCCATCAGCATAAACTCCGACTTCCCGCCGCCGCGAGAACCCCCGAACAACAACTCATCGCACCATAGCTTCGTTCCTATAGCAAGGGCTTGAGGCCCGGGCTGTGGCGACCAGACAGGAGCATCGTTCTTCTTAGCCATCCGTAGAGGCCCCATATGTAGTATAATTTGCTTGGATAATGGCATACTTGGTAGTTTCTGTCAAGTTTAATTTGTGTTATGAATTGGACTACTCATCGCAACAACTTAAAACATAATATGTTACGCAAATTCATTTTTCTCAACAATTTTCTTGCCAAAAGTGTCTAATGTGCTTATCTTAACACAAGAATCGTTACGCTTGTCACAGTTTTCTCCGATGGAGATTCCACATGCAGCTAATACTCAAGGCAGCGATCATCATGTCCAGGTATCGGTATCAGGGGAAGGTAGCTACTGAGGTCCGGCGTCGGGGTTACGGGTGCAGTCAGTCCTACCTGGGGAAGATATGTAACGGGAAGCGCGTTGCCCCAAAGCGTCTAAAGATGATGTTGTCTGAGATACTGGACGTGCCGGTAGACAAACTATTCACGCGGGAAGATCCGAGGATATAGAACATGTCTCTTGCGATGTCTCAGTCTACCCAGGAGCGGTTTGCCAGGGATTGCCATGCCGCGAACGTGTGTCGGTGGAAGTTCTACCAGATCGGCAAGAAGGCCGTGGATCAGGCATTAGCCGTGGCTATCAAAGCCAACACGATCCAGGCGGCTCACAAGAAGGCTTGTCACGAGTCCTGGGACAGCGGGTGGGATAGCCCGCTTGTTACGCCGTGGCACCGGGATAATCGGCAGTATATCCTCATCCCTGGGGCATTGCTGGCGTCTACGGGGTGCATGGAGGAAGCGTCGAAGACGTGGCTTGTGGACATTCGGGCATCGCGGGTGTTGGGAAACAGGAGAAGTTGATGACCGAGAACGCGCCTGATCGTCTATTCACGATAGTATTACGGAGCATTTGCACGACTGCCCCCGCGCTGGTGCTACTGGTGCCGCACACGGAGAGGAATGGTGACGGGATAGAAATGTGCGAGGTGGACGGGCGCTACAACATCCACGTCCGAGGCATGACGAACGGTGATGGGGTAGACATTGGAGCCGTGGCGATGTTCCTGCGGCATGTAGCGGATCACATTACCGAACAGGAAGACGATGGCGAACTACTATCCTCCTAACTATGAATCCCGACCTTGACGACGACCCCGAGATAGACGGCTTGCTAGACGTGTCGGACTATTTCGCGTTGCGACGTGTGGAGAACGAGACTGATATGGAGTTGGTTCATCGCGTGGAGATCGCCACGATCAAGAAGCTGGTCGTCTTGCTACGACAGAGTCGGGCAACGGTAGCGATGGCTAATTATCTGGAGACACTGCTATGATTAGCATCAGTAAGGAGGCTCAGCAATGGCGCGGATACGGATGAACAAGGCGGAGAAGGCGTTTAAGGCCAAGCAGGTGGAGTTTACGTCGGCACTCAAGACATTCGCCATGAGCGTGAACGAGATCCCGTTCACATTCCCCCAGGTCAAGGAGCAGTCCGGGAAGGCGTATAGTGCCCTCGTGGACCTGTCGGAGGCGATACAGGGAATCGGGAAATGATCACTTACCCAAAGATCGAGACGCTTTACGTGCGGGACATGGTAAAACACAAGGTTCTGGTTGACGAGCTTCGTATGCCGGAGTTCGGACTGGTGAAGGAGTGGTATCTAACCGAGAAGATTGACGGGACGAACGTGCGCGTCAATCTGGACCGCTCTGGTTCCGTGATCTTCGGGGGGCGCACAGATGAGGCAATGATGCATGTGTCGCTGATGCAATACCTGAGTGAGACATTTTCTCCTGAGAAAATGCAGGCTGCATTTGCAGATCGTGGAGACGCGGATGCGACGCTGTTCGGAGAGGGCTATGGCCCCAAGATTCAGAAGGGCGGTGGCCTCTATAGAAACACCGTATCCTTCAGGTTGTTTGACGTGAGGGTTGGGCAGTTGTGGTTGGAACCCGACAACATCAGCGCCGTGGCTGCTATCCTGGGCGTGAGTCCAGTGACCCATGTCGGGACTTACGCAAACTGGCTGCCTAGTAGATTCGACGACCTCAAGCACGTGTTCCGTGACACGGGCATGAGTTATACGGCCGTGGAAGATGGCGGTCGCGGCCTTCAGGCTGAGGGGGTCGTGGCTCGGACGGTCCCCCTCCTGCTGGATCGGGGAGGGAATCGCGTGATGTGGAAGCTCAAATTTAGGGACTTTTGAATCGCCCATGCCTACAATACGTCCAGCCACCCCCGCCGAGGTTGCGCTCGGGGTGCAGTTCCGGGAGCGCCCGTCGATCATCATCTTCCCCCCGCAGGATTCCGCACGGTTCCAGGAGTTGATCGGGACGGTCGGGAATCCGGTATACACGACGGGCGGCAGGATCGTCATCAGTGAGGAAGTCCAGGACGGAGGAGCCCTGGCTGTCCTGGCCGTGATCGAGTGGGCAAAACTGTCCATGCTGAGGTATTATGGTCTGGAAGAGTTATGAATCGTGATACTCGTTACAAGTGGTACCGATTCAGGGATGGATGCCTGGATGTGCTCGGGAGCGTGATAGTTGGGCTATTGGTGGCCGTGATCGTCGTCATGGCTGTTGCCGCAATCGACTGTGCGAGAAGGGATGCGCGGGAAGTAGAGATGCAGAACACGGAGTATTAGAAAAGTAGTCACAAAAAAGAATTTGACTTTTCCAGGAAGTTTCTTACATTTCCCATCGCGTGACGTTCAAGGGGAGCATTTTCCTTGGCATCCCCGGAGGTAAAACCTCCAAGACCCATCGGATAGGCTCCTCTATGAGGCGTCACGCAGCCGATGGGTTTTTTATTTGTCGCCCGATCAGCGACCTCAATGGCGCGGGAGGCCCGGATCCAGGGAAACAAGGATTGAAACGCCTACGCTTTCACCGGCCCCTATCTTTAGGGCCTCCCCGCCACCAGACTTCTCAGGCTAGGCTTCTCAGGCCATGAAAACAGGCCTAACCATCATTGTCACATACTTGTTAGTGGTCGGCCCGACCGCGCGCGCGGCGGCTGGCGCTGCATCGCCAACGCCCAGGAAATTGACCGAGACGGCAAGGCAATAGGGGCACCTTGAGTATACGGGTGCCCCTATCTATTTGCAGGGATGATATGCTTTGTTCGAAATGCAAGCAGGGGATGAGGCCCAGGAAAAGAAGGGTGCCCTGCCCTGAGTGCGACAATTATGTGAAATTTCTTGAACACGAGAACCGAAAGAAGAAAAAGCCTCAACCCAAGCTCATGTTCGGCTACAACACAGCAAAACGTTGAACTTGCCGTCATTGATCGCCCAAAAATAGCGGGCGGCGTCGGCTACGTCAATACGGCCCAAGTCTCTTAAGGCGGGCAAGCCGTAAAGATGAGCATCGTTGTAGGGAGTGGACCGAAGGAACCGGCTGGCAGTTCTCATACCGAGGCTGTCATACGAGCGACCGCGAAACCGCCGTGACGGGCGTCATAAGCGCGACGCAACCCAATAGGGCCATACCGTAGTGGTATGGTGAAAGTAAGCCGGTAGATCCTGACCCAAGAATGCTGGACGGGCAGAACAGGTCAGACCCCACTCCCCCACTTAATAGCATAACACAACTGAAGCTATATGGTAAAAAGCCTTAGATTATACCCCCATGCCTATACCTCACGTCCCCCGCGTAAGCGATAGCGTAAGCGGGAAAGAACCTCCCCAATCTACATCCCCTCGAACCATACCCGTAGTCTCCCAAGCCTGGTTCAGCCCTAAAAGAAGTCGAATCAAGAACATGCCTGCAAGCCGCAGCTTCTCAGGCTTGCAGGACCGTGAGAGTTTGAGAGAGCGGTAGCGTCTCTCAAGGTCCTTCCTTGCCTTACACACCTTAGATCCTGGCCCTAAGACACTAAAGGTA